GAGGGAGAGGAGGTTAAGTGTGTGCCTATGGCCCCCTACCTTATGGATGATATTGATTATGATGAACTTATAACTGAATGGGTGGACGGTTAATGCGAGTTAGATTATTAAATGATGTTACCTCGTTAGTTGGTCTTGATTTTATACTACATCCCATGTGTCCTGCCTTACACCTAGCTGCTGCAGTAGTTCTGCCTAATGCCTCTGCTATGTCCTCGATGCACATCTCCTTGTGGTTACGTAGTAAGTAGTGCTGCTCGTCTATAGTCCACTGATTCTTAACTCCCGCAGACAATGGTGCATAGTGTCCTGCTGCTAGTTTCATATAGTCCTGCTATCATCACAATGTTCATAGTCCACTTCTACATGGAGTATGTTTCTCTCCTCACAGATAAGGCTCTCTATAGTGGTAGCTACATTATCCACTGCCTGTGTACTGTGACCTACCATAGGTATATTGCGTACCACTGTACCTTTCTTGTTAGTTACTATCTTAACGTATGCCATTATATTGCCTCCATTGCATTCTGTTTACCTTGCCGTATAAGGAACAAGTATTGCTTAGCCTTAAACTTATGCTTGCCCTTGCTTGCCTTGGTTAAGTTACTGCCTCGGATATACACTCCATGTACATTGCCCTTAGCATCTAGTGCCTCCACTGCCTTGAACTCTGTACCCTCAGGGATAAGTTTCATTGCTGTGTGACGGGAGTACCTAGCCCCTACGTACCTCACTGTTGCTCTCTTAGCCATCTATTCCTTCACCTCTACACATTCAGGGCTAAACAGTCCAGAGCTCCCCTTACTGTAGTATAGAGCAGCTTCTCCTGCGGCTAGGTGATTAAGTGCAGCCATCTCTGGAACAGCTCCTGCCGCTATCAAATCTTCTACCGCAACATCAACTCCGTGCGTGCGGGCTACAGCATCGAACACTGTATCGTAGTTCAAGTTCTCAAGACCTTTAAAGCCTCCATCATTTAATAATCTAACTCGCATTAACCGTCCACCCATTCAGTTATAAGTTCATCATAATCAATATCATCCATAAGGTAGGGGGCCATAGGCACACACTTAACCTCCTCTCCCTCTCCCCAATGCTCCCCTATCTTAACGCCTATGCCTAACGGCACGTTAAACTCTACTCCATACACTTGCTTTAGGTAGTAATACACACATGTAGTGAAGGCATGTAAGCTATACTCCGTGAACGTGTCATGTTCATCTGGATGTAGCTCAGCTATCACTGAGTCATGTATCGTATTAACTAAGTAAGACTCCATAGACTTCATGGCATGCCACATGTAAGTTACTGCCAGTGGTATAATCTCTGCCGTTGCAAATGACTGTACGGGGTAATTTTTTATGTTAGTGCTGTTAGTCACATACCCACTACCCTGCATAGTGCAGTCAGGGAAGAAGAATGTAAAGCCATGCACTAACTTAACCTTCTTAGTCTTCAGTGCCTCATCAATCCATCCTTGCTGTGCATCCCCTATACCTACGTAGTGCTCATTGAACCACTTATAGTATGATACCTCTGCCTCAGTGCCACTCTGTCCCCCAAATAAGGGCTTAAATGTATGAGCCTTGGCATCCTGCCTTGATGTCTCCTGCCCTGCCTCTGTTAGCACTCCTGCTGTCTGTGTGTGTACATCCAAGTTATTAACTATATCCTGTGTAGCCACGGGACATTGGCCTAAGAAAGCTGCAACCCTAAACTCTAGCTGGCTACCATCAGCCTCTCCCATACTCCATCCCTTATGCCTGGGACAGAACAGGGGCTTAAACTTCCTGCTAAAGTTCTGAAACTGCACTGACTTAGTAACATCCTTACCCTTGTCATCCTGCATGTGGGTAAATGTGCGCCTAATACCACTACTGCTTAGCCTATGGGTTACCGTTATACACTGGTTAAACTGTGCATAGAATATCCCATGAGGCACGTCCTTAGGCTTGTCAGTAGCCACGCCTTGAAAGAACAGTAAGTTCTTAGTCACCTCCGCATTGTACTGGGCGAACTCTTTCTTCAGCCTAACAAATTCCCTTTGCCTATTGTTGGTAGCCTTCAGTGCTAACAAGTCTTCAGTCTTAGTGCTATAGATGGGGGTGCTACGCTTCCCCTTACCTCTACGCTTAGGCTTAAACTTCAACACCTCATATACAAACTCTTTAACTTGCTTAGGACTACGTGGGTTAATACCTCCCGTGAATAAGTCAAGCTCTGCACTAGCAGCAGCCAGCTTAGTGGCTGATTCTAAGTAGTACTCTCCTACCCTAACACTGTCAATGTGCATACCATTAGCTTCTATATCTGCCAATGCGGGGGATAGTACACATCTAGTATGTACGTGGCCTAGCAGGCCATACTCGCATATCTTATCAAGCTGGCATAAGAATACGTTACGTGTGTGTAGTATGTCCCAGTCACACCTAGCTATAAGCTTACTCTTAGGCATATCTCCAGGGTCTACCCCTTTCTTCATACATATAGCTATGAACGCCGCCTTACCATCTCCTAGATACTTCTTAGATATAGCATTCAGTGATAGGTCTGCCTTACGGTTACCATTAACGCAGTACTCAGCAATCATGGTGTCGTATAACAGCACCTTGTGCATGTCTAGCCCTGCCCTCTTGAACCATCCTAAATCAAACTTACCATTGTGTGCTACTATAAAGTCTGCTGCTTCTATAGCATCCACTAACTCTGCCATCTCCATCTCATTCCCGTAGACGTTACGTGCCTCACCATGTAAGCCATGGCACCAGCTACCACACACTATACTATTAGCAGGCCAACAGGGCTGAGGACTTCCATCATCTCCCTTAGTGTTAGTCTCTAAGTCCACAACAACAAAGTTATCTGATAGGTATATCTCAGGCTTAGGCTCTAGTAAAAAGCTAGGCAAGTCCTTTAGCATAGCCTCAGGTAGCTCAGCTAGAGGGTGCTTAGCCCTCCCTCTCCTAGTCACCTACCACCTCTACTTCATAGGAATAGAAGCTGTAGGAGGTGTCATTAGCACTAAAGTAGGGCTCTCCTGCCTTAGCTCCCGCCCTAACTAGGTCATGTCCCTCTATGTGGTAGCCTACTATACCCCTAACAGCAGGGAGCACTATACTATAATCAAAAGCATCCATACCGCCGTAACCGCCATCACACACTAACTTAACCTTAACTGCAGCACTCATGCTATCACCTCTACTTCATGGAAATAGAAGTACAGGTAGTCCTTAATTCCTACGCCTACACTACCTCCTGCTGCTACTAAGTCTACAACTAGTACGTTATAGCCAGACAGTCCCTCAGGGTGCGCTATAGCCCTTAATGGTCTAGTATAGTCTAGTTTACCTAGCCCGCCATACCCTCCAGTGCATAGTAGCCTAACTTCAACTTGCTTGCTCCTAAGCTACTCTCCAGTAAACAGGGCTGTGATATTCTCAATTGCAAGGGTAGCTCTACTACTCTCATTTACAGCTGCGCTATGTAAGGCCTCAGCCTCGATTATCTTCTGCCTAGTCTGCGCAGCTATAGCATTCTCTCTATCCACTACTTCATGCAAGTCATTAGTAAATGTATCTAGTATTGATTGTGTTGTTTTACGTTTAAACATAATAGTTATCCTATGGTTTTAAATGCTGATATCTCTTTGTGTAGCTCCACCACTATAGTGCTGTGGTCACCGCCTAACTTATTCTTGGTAATATTTAATACTCTACGCCCCTTAACATCATAGTCATGGTTCATACCTATACCTATCATGGCATCAGTCTGTCCTTGCACTCCTATGTTACTGTAGTATACATCCTTGATGGTTAAGTACAGCTTACCAATAGCCTTCTCATCTGCCTGTGACATTGATATGCCTGCTATCTTATACCTGCTATAGAACATACGCATGGCATAGGCTAGCTTCTCTAGTAGCTGGGTCTTCTCAGGCTCCTTACCCTTACCCAGTATCAAGTTAGATAGCTGGTCTATGATGACAGCATCAGGCTTGTGCTCTAGTATCAAGGCTTGTACTTGTGCTACTGTTCCTGGAGACATGTGAATAAAGATTAAGTTATCCCATCCCCGCTTACGGGCTAGCACCATAGCTCCCTCTCTGTTATCCATCACCTTATCTATGTTCCATTGTGTAAACCTACATAACATCCTGTTAAGGTACATGGCTGCTGCTTCCTCGTTGCCAAAGTACAGCACCTTACTGCCAGCCCTTGTCCTCTTAGTACAGGCCATAGCGTAGGCTAGGTTGATAGCAAAGGCTGTCTTGCCTGTCTCAGGGGGAGCATACACAAGCAAGTGACTGCCTCGTATTAGTCCTCCTTTGAATGCCTCGTTCAAGTCTTTAGGTGCTATAGGTATCCTATTAGCTGCCTCTAGAGACTCAATAAAGTCACCCACATCTGCATCCTTATACACTCGGGGAGCATCCTCACTATCCTGCAAGCCTTCAGCTTGTATCAAGTTGTACTGCTCCAGTAAGGGGGCTGCCTTAGTGTGCTCCTTCTGCATTAAGTATCCCCCTATCAGCTCTCCTAAACTGTCTGACTTCATAGCCATGTAATCATCCAAGATGTTAGCTATTGACACGGGCTTAACGTTGTTAATAAACTTATCAAACTTATCAGGGTGCTTAGGATATGCCCGCACTAGCCTAGTACGTAGCGACTGTACATCCATAAACTTTGCTGCACTATCTCTATCATAATACTTAGTAAGTTCTTTGAATATTAGCTCCCCCATATCACTGAAGTCACCAGCATCATGATACTTACGTATACTATCGTATGCCTCACGAGATTGTAGCAGCGCAGCTATTACCGTGCGCTCGTGCATACATTACTCCTCTATAACTTCCACTTCACTAGCATAGAAGGGATAGTCTGCACCACGAGCAGTCTCGCAACCTAAATCATTCAAGTCCTCTGCCTTTACGTAGTACATTATTATTCCGGCGATCAACATCCATACGGTTTTTTCTATCTTGGATTTATCGGCTTTAAGCCACCAACCGGTGAGAACACCCGTTAGCGTTGTGGCGATTGCCGGTATGGTACTGAATAAACCTTCCGGATCCCATGTTCTGCTCTGGCTCCACATATGGCCGGTTAAGAGTTTCTGATCGATGAACGCCGCAAAATTTCCTTCAGGCGAAAGATCACCAGCGCCGAAACCGGGAACGGGAATCAGATTCATAGCAAGCCAGTAAAACACAAGCAGCCCCACAGCCCAATATGCCTGCCCTTTCCATTTAGAGTTGAGAACAATAATAGAAGTGAAAAAATAGCAGAGAGCGATACGCTGTAAAACGCCCGGAATTCTGATAGTTGAAAGATCAAAATAAGGAAATCCTGCAAGGAAGATGCCGAGCGCAAAAATAAATAGGGTTCGCCGTGTAACTAATAGCATCATCGATCTCTTGCTTGCTCCCGCTTCCAGACGTCTCGGCATTGACAGCGTCATC